GCGAACAACGGTAAAGGATTAAGAGGGTTTAAGTACTCTAACGGTATTAAATATTTGGCAGAGGTTAGACAGGAGCCACGAGTTGATGAAGTCTTCTTATAGATTTCGCTCTAAGTTTGAAGCGAAAGTCTGTGAAGACTTAGATGAGAGGTCAGTTGACTTTTCTTACGAGCCATTTAAGATAAACTATATAGTTCCCGCTACTAATAGAACTTATCTTCCTGATATTGTTTTACCTAACGGTATTATCATAGAACTTAAGGGAAGATTCTTAGCACCAGATAGAAAGAAACATATGTTAATAAGAGATCAAGAACCTTCATGGGATATTCGGTTTGTTTTCCAAAATCCCCAGACAAAGATTGGTCCTAAGTCTAAGACAACAGTAGCTGAGTGGTGTGATAAAAATAATTTTAAGTGGTGGGGTCATGTAATTCCTAAAGCTTGGATAAAAGAAAAACATAATGAAAAAAAGCAGGGAAGAAAGAAAAGAAAGAAATAGAAGTAGCATCGAGTGGTATAAAAGCAACGATGCTTTTGATTTAGATACGGACTTTGATGAGGAGAACGATAAAGAAATTTATGAATCTTTATTGATCAACAAGATCTCTAGTCCACAAAGAGTATTATTTATATCAGTTTTTTTACAGGCGTTATTAGATGGAACAAAACCAGAAACGAAAGAAGAGAGCAGAGCTTCTAAGAAAAATAGACACACATCTATTAAGTGGTTTACAGTACCTGCCTGTGTCACTGCTTCTACTTATGAGCCTATATGTGAACTGGCAGGTATCGAACCATCTTACGGTAGAAAGTTTTTTACTCAGATACTGAATAAAGATATTGAGTTTGTAAGAAGACGTATTAATGTTTTGTTAAATAATATAAGGGATTAAAGAATGAGCCAGCCTAATGTATTTGGTTACCCTACTATGGATCATAAGAAAGTTGATCCAGTAAATAAGCCTCGTCATTACAATCGTAATGGTATAGAAGCCATTGATGCTATCGAAGCCAGCATGACAAAGATGGAGTTTTTCGGTTATCTTAAAGGGAATGTAGAGAAATATTTGTGGCGTTATGGCTACAAAGAAAAGCCTGTAGAAGATTTAGAGAAGGCAAGATGGTATCTATCGCGCTTGATTGATAGAGCATCTTCAATGGGAGATGTTGAAATTGTTAAGCAATTTAAGAAGTTAGAAAGCAAGCTTGCTGAAGAGTAATATAGTTGATAGGATTAAACATGGCTC